CCGCGTAAAGGACGACAACCCTGGTATGGATATCGGTGTCGCCAAAGGTGCTATTATCGCTGGGATCCCAGTCACTGTTCCTACGAACACCGCGGGTGCCACTGTACAAGCAATGAAGAAGCGGTGCGATTATACCCCTTCTCTCGAAGATATTGCCTCCTTCAAGCATGGTCATTCTTTGATCATGGCTAAGTTTAAGCCGTTGGAGACAATTCGAGTCGATCAGGAACTCATCGAGAAGTACCTGATGACATGTGATGGCAGTAAAGCGCGGCGTTTGCTAGAAGCGCTTGAAGGTGATGAATGGCGCAGTGACATGGGGACTAAACATGTGTTCGCGAAGCAAGAAGTTCTCCTCAAGGAGCACCGGACTCAACCGCGCATTATATATCAGGGTACCGATATGTATAATGCTTTGACGGGTCCTGTTGTGATGGAACTTAACAACAGGATGAAAGAAGTGTTTTCCCTCCGCAATCCACTCAATACAGGCAATAGGGTTATATATGCCTGTGGCGTTAGTGGTGAGGAGTTGGGAGACATTATGGAGAGTAGCCGGGGGGATCCAGTGGAGAGCGACATGAAGAATAATGATGGGAGTCAATCGGCAGAATTTCGTAAGTATGAAGCGATGTTCTATCGGAAATTGGGAGCCCCTGATTGGTTTGTGCGCGAGTTTGCTAAGACAACGAGCGTTAGAGTGTGGACCCGCTATGGAATTGCAGCCACAGTCAACGGCCAGAGGTGGTCGGGTGAGACCACCACCACCACTGGTAATTCGTATGTTAGCATGGCTCAGATGCAGGCTGCGCTGGAGCGCGCCGATATCGAGGAGAGCACAAACATTCACGGTGGGGACGACTACCTCGGGTACATTGTTGGTAACCCCGAGAAGTTTGCAGCTGGGATTGATGCGGTGACTAAGGCCAGTGGTATGAAGGCTGAAGTTGTCCCCCAGTCGGGGCGCCACCACGCTACTTTTTATCGAAAACGTTACGTGCGTGGCCAGATAGGGTGTCGTCCTGTCCCACAATTTGGGCGTGTCATTGCAAAATTGAATCTGAGGCCAAATAGGAATACTCAAATCAATGACCGTGATTATATGGCTGGCAAGTATTTGTCCGCCGCGTATGAACATCGACACGTGCCAGGTATACGAGAATTGTTGATTAACACATCAGAATCACTATCTGATAAGCCTTACCTAGACGTACGCAGTGGAAAATTGCGCGAGATGGGTGGGCGTGAGAACGTGACCAGGGTAATCGAGGAGTCTAATGTCCATTCTGTTCCTGAGTTTTCCGAATTTCTTGAGGAAGTGTACGGCATAGGTTATGACAATCTTATTGACATCTACTCCCGTGTAGCTCAGTCCTGTCTTGAGTACTGTGACAGGTGGGTGAGGGTAGGTAAGAATGGCAAAGCCGAGAATTTGAAAGGAAACAACGCTTATGTTCCACCTAAAATAAGCGGGGAAGTGGCAGAAGCTCTTATGAGGGTCGATGTCGGGGAATAGTCAACAGTACGCTACAGTTGATGGGTGAATAGCAAGCAAACACCAACAACTAACA